AAGTGTTCTGCAAGTTTCAACATTTGTTCAGATATCTTTAAAATCAGGTTCATTTCAGGGCGCACTTTCGTACCAATAGGGTTGCCATCCTTGTCCACGGTATCGCACGTGGTTCCTGGCGGGCAAAGATTCGTAAAGATGAACCACAATTGCCAGCCGAAACCCCCAAATATCCCCGATGGATGAATAAAGATAAAAAGGCAAAGCATAAATGGAAAGAAATTGTCCCGCAGCTTGAAGCTATGGGAGTATTGACTTTGGCCGACGAAGATGCGCTTGTAAGGTATTGTAAATTCTATTCAGTCTATCGGGATATGTGCGAAGATGTCAGGGAAAACGGGACAACGTGCGATACCGTGGACAAGGATGGCAACCCTATTGGTACGAAAGTGCGCCCTGAAATGAACCTGATTTTAAAGATATCTGAACAAATGTTGAAACTTGCAGAACACTTTGGATTAACTCCCGCGACACGTGCGCGTCTGAAAACCCCCGGAACAGATGGCAAGAGCAAAGACAAAAAGAAAACAAAGAACTTCATCAAAACCATTAGCAGGGCTGGCTAAAATCATCAAAATGATCCCCGGTTACGATCCCTACAAGGACAAGGGGAAATGCCGTTTTGATGATTCTGAAGAAACCGGCGCTGGCCACGCCATTGCTTTTTTTCATGAATGCCTAACCCACGTTAAGGGCGAATTGGCTGGTAAGCCGTTTATTCTTGAACCGTGGGAACAAGCCATAATTGCCAATATATTCGGATGGAAACGCCCGGACGGCACACGCCGTTATCGAGAAGTATTCGTATATGTCCCACGCAAAAATGGAAAGTCTCTCTTGATAGCCGGTATTGGCAATAGAATATTATTTGGCGATGGGGAAATGGGCGCCGAAATATACGCCGCTGCCGCTGACCGGGAACAAGCCGCCCTGGTGTGGGAAATGGCAAAGCGCCAGATAATGAATAATGAAGACCTGGAAAACAACAGCCGCATATATATGAAATCAATTGTGATGGAATCAATGGGTAGCAGTTTCAAACCAATCAGCCGGGACGCCAATACTAAACACGGATATAATACCCATTGCGCCCTGATTGATGAGTTACACGCCCATAAAGACCCTGAACTTGTAGACGTTTTGGTCACATCTACCGGCGCCAGAAGGCAGCCATTGATTGTGTATATCACCACCGCTGATTACCAAAGGGAATCAATCTGCAACCGGAAATATGAATATGCATGTAAGGTACGCGACGGGATTATAAAGGATCCCTATTTCCTGCCGGTGATTTATGAAGCACAGATTGACGATGATTGGGAAAGCGAAAGGATATGGAAAAAGGCCAATCCTAATTATGGCATCAGCATTTCAAAAGAGTATATGCAGCGTGAGTGCCAGCGGGCAAAGGATTCACCATATTACCAGAACACATTCAAACGGCTACATTTAAACATCAGGACGCAGCAGGATATCAGGTGGTTGAGCATAGAGAAGTGGAAGGAAGGCGGGAAGATACCAATTCCGTTTGAAAAGATGGTCGGCAAGCCCTGCTATTCGGCTTTGGATCTGGCAAGCACGGCAGATTTATCCTCATTCGGAATGTTTTTCCCAAAAGAGATTACAAAATTAAAACACAACTGGATGATGGTTCACTCATGGATTCCAGAAGAAACCGCACTGGCCCGACAGAAGAAAGACCGCGTGCCATATATCGCGTGGGCTGACCAGGGATTCATTACACTGACAGAGGGTAATGTAGCCGATTACGATGTGATCCGGCGCGACATTAACAACTTCAACACTAAATATCAAATCAAAGAATTGGCTACAGACCCGTGGAACGCCACACAGATCACAACCCAACTTGAAGGGGATGGATTCGATGTGATCCCGTTTCGCCAGGGGTTCGGATCCCTTTCGGCACCATCAAAGGAATTTGAAAAGATGATTTTGAGTGGTGATATCCAACACGGTGGCAATCCGGTATTGCTATGGGCAATATCAAACGTCATGGCCGAAACAGACGCAGCGGGAAATATCAAACCATCAAAAAAGAAAAGTTCAGAAAAAATAGATCCTGTTATGGTGTGCGTGATGGCAATTGCCCGTGCGATTGTGGATCCGATACAGCAAGGATCAATTTACGAAGAAAGGGAGATTGAATTTTTATGAAAAAGATTAAAGCGTTTTTGTCCAGATTTTCATTGAGAAGAATCAGAGCATTCATGGACAAGAACATTACTCAGAGGATATACAGACTACCATTTAAAGAATTTTTTAAAAAAACCAGAGAATTTCTAGCCAATTGCATCCTTTTTGTGTTACCCTTATCTCTGATTGGATATGGAATTTATCAATTCAATCCCGCCGCCGCCTTTATAACTGTTGGTGCCTTAATCTGGATCGACATTAACATATTGCCCCTGTTGGCAAAAAAGGATTAATCAATGTCTTTTATGCGCAAGATGCTTGCGGCCAGCGGCGGTGCTGTAAGTGACTTGAGGAATCCGGCGCTTTGGTTGGTGGATGCATTTGCAGGACGAAGCACAACGGCAGGCCAGAATGTAAATTCAGTTTCTGCTTTAACCCTTTCAGCATACTACAACGGCATCCGGGTAATCTCTGAGGATGTCGGAAAACTTCCTTTTTTCCTTCTAGAACAGCTTAAACCCCGTGGTACCCGAAAAGTCATAGAGAGTTCTATATTTAAAATGTTGCATCAATCTCCAAATCCTGAAATGTCTTCAATGACATTTAGGGAAACTCTGACAGGCCACGCCCTGGGTTGGGGTAACGGATATGCGGAAATTCAGCGGAATGGCCGGGAGAAACCGGTGGCACTGTGGCCGATACATCCAAGCCGGGTATTGGTCAAGCGAGATAATGATACAAAACAATTATTCTATGAAGTCAGAGTGTCTAATACTGAAGCGATGCGCAATAGCAAATCAGTTGAAAACATGACAATTATTTTTGAAAGACAGGACATATTTCACATACATGGATTGGGTGATAATGGATTAACCGGTTTTTCAGTTCTTAATATGGGGGCAGAATCACTAGGTTTTAATTTAGCGGCCCAAAAGTTTGGTTCTGCATTTTATGGAAATGGTGGAACGGTTGGATCTATTTTAACGCATCCAGCACAATTAAAGGATACAGCACGTACAAATCTGAGAAATTCATGGAATAAAATGCATCAGGGAGCAGACAACGCAAGCAAAATAGCCATTCTTGAAGAAGGCGTGAAATTTGAAAAAATAGGAATACCGCCGGATGAAGCGCAGTTTCTACAAACCCGCAGATTTGGAATTGAAGATATAGCGCGATGGTTCAGACTTCAACCCCATAAGATTGGACATTTAGACAAAGCCACATTTAGCAATATAGAAATGCAGTCTATAGAATATGTTGTTGATACGTTAACCCCCTGGCTGATCAGGTGGGAATTTGAAACTAAAATAAAAGTTCTGGATAGACAGCCGGAAACATATTTTGCCAAGATCCAGACCAATGCATTATTGCGCGGTGATTCAAAAGCACGGGCGAATTTTTATACAAAGCGATTTTCTGTTGGTTCATTATCACCGGATGATATCCGTGATTTGGAAGATGAAAATCCAATAATTGGCGGTGGCGGTAATGAATATTTCGTCCCTAGAAATCTAGCACCATTATCAGAAATTTCACAAGAACCACAGCCAACACCAACGGGATCGACACAAGTTCCTCCCGCACGTGGAGCGCGTAGCAAGATCGATCAGATCCAAACAAACAAGCCTATTTTTGATGATGCAGCCGACAGGATCATTAAAAAAGAGGAAAAAGCACTATCGAGAGCGTTCAAGAAATACGAAACGGATCCGAAAGAATTCGAACTGTGGGCGAAAAAGTTCTATTCAGAACAAAAATGTAACGTGGTTGACAGTTTCAAACCGATTTTGAATACTATTGCACTCCAAATAGGGTGCTTTGAGGCCATTTTTGAACGTGTTTTAAACGAATTTTCAGCCGATTTTTCAATATCAAGTCATGCCCTGGCGATGAAATCTTATGAAAATAAAAAGACACTTGATCATTTAGATGCCGATACGTTGTCGGATACCATGATAAAAGAAGTGTGTAAATCCATTGAGGGGGAATAGATCATGCCGAAAGAAAAAATGAAAGATCCGTTAGTCCATAGCCGTGAATGCTTTTCCAGTTATATGGGGATGTGGGCAATAGAATCTGAATTCATGAAACAGTCAATTGCCAGTTTGAAAGCTGGCTGGCTAAAACCGATTGCGGCCCGCCATGATCATGATGATTCAGATTTGTTTGTTTTGACAGAGGATGGAATTGCTATTATCCCAATCGTTGGTTTGTTGATGAAGGCAAGATCCAAGTTTGGCGGCACATCCACTATTGAAGCGCGTCAAGCCGTCCGGGCGGCAGTGAATAACAAACAAGTCAAATCTATATTATTGCATATTGATTCCCCTGGTGGGACAGTGGCCGGAACGCAAGAACTTGCAGATGATGTATCTGCCGCAAATAAAGAGAAACCGGTATTTGCACATATAGATGATTTAGGGGCTTCCGCTGCCTTCTGGATAGCAAGCCAGGCCACAAGGATCACGGCCAATAGAACAGCGGTAGTGGGTTCAATTGGAACACTTCTTATAATTGAAGATTCGTCAAAGCTTTTTGAAACGGCTGGAATCAAGATCCATATTATTTCAACAGGTGAATTTAAAGGTGCTGGTGTGGATGGAACAGAAATCACAAAAAATATGTTAAAGCAATTTCAAATTTTTGTAGATGATTTAAATGTACCTTTCCTGGGAGCGGTGGAGAGTGGTAGGGGAATGAGTGCAGAACAGGTTGCTAAAATTGCAGATGGTCGGGCATTCATAGCTGAAAAAGCAAAAGGATTTGGATTGATTGATGCTGTGCAATCTCTTGATATTACCATGCAGGAAATCTCAGAAAGCAATGCTGCGAAAGACAACAACAACAACAACCGCATGAGGATTGCAAATAATTTTATAAAATTAAGTGAAGTTTAGTTTGCATTTTTTGGTTTTGTATTGTAAGTTCCGTATTATAAGTAAATGAATCACGCAGAGCCGTGATTTCTGTTTGCAGAGTCAAACACTTTTTAGGAGGTAAATCTGTGATTATATTACAAGGAATAAAACAATGGATCCCAAACAGCAACGCATCGTACTTATCGATGCCGCCAAGGCAATCCGTGATAAGGCGAAAGAAGAGGACAGAGAACCAACCGCAGAGGAATTAACGGAAATCGAAGCATCATTGGTCAAGGCCGATGAATTGCAGAAGCAGATTGACGCCGATGCAAAAGTTGAATCTGATAAATCCGCAGTACAGACCCGCCAGAACAATGCATATAGCAATCTGGATAAGAAACTTGCAGGACTGGAAGAACCAGAACCCGTAAGAAGTCTTATTCCCGTTACAACTCAAGTAAGTGAAAATGCAAAGAAAGATCCCACACGCGGGTTTTCCCATATGGGTGAATTCGCCCATTCCGTTTTGTGTAATGCAAATCAGCACATGGCCAATGACCCCCGCCTGAATATCCT